CTGCTCCGCGGAGCTCAGCCTGGTCAACAGCGCGTTCAGCTCCAGGGCGAGTTCGTCCTGGGCCAGAGCCATTTTCTGCGTCACGTCGATTCCCTCGACGCTGGCCACGTCGTCAAGCTGAGAATCCTGCGCCGTCAGGTCTTCCATGCTCGATGCCGGGCCGTCTGTGAACAGAGCCATGGTCGTTCGCCTAGTCCTTCGAGGATACCGGGGTGCCCTTCAGCTTGTTCAGCTCCGTGGTCGGCACCACCGTGAACTGCACCTTGGCCGTCGCCGCGGCCTGGTCGGCCACTCGCTTGGCTTCCACCTGCGCCGCCCGGAACGTCTTCTCTTCCTGGGGGGTAGCCATGCGCGCCACGCCATCCACCACCATCTTGGCGGCAATTCCCGGCGTCACTTCCGTCAGAACCCCCGCCTTGCCGCCGTCCGGCGTCTCATTGCTCACCACGATTGGAAACGCTTCCGTAATCGCCGATTCCTTGTCGCGAATTTTCTGGTAATACTGCCTTAGATCCATCGATTCCTCCTGAATAGAATAGGGGCGAGGGACCCAGAGGGTACCCCGCTCGCCCCCATGCGCCAGACTTGTTTCGGCTAAGTGTAGACCTGCACGCCCGCGCTGTTGCGCAGCACGCCGCACCCGTACAGCGCATCCACAGTGAACTGCTGCGCCAGCGTGTCCGGCTGGTAGCTCATCACCACGCGCATTCCGAAGTTGCCCAGCTCCGCGTATTCCGCGATGGCGCCGGTTCCGGGCAGCGGCTGCGGCAGCCGCCGGATCACCAGGCCGATGGCGCTCCTGGTGAACGCCATGTTGTGGGTGGTCACCGTGGTGGTGCCCGTCTGCGGCACGAACTGCGAGCGGAACACGTAGAAGTCTTTGAATTTCCCGATGGTGCCATCGATGAGCGCCAGAAGGCCCGCGTCGCCCGCATTCTGGAATTCGTTGAAGAGCGGAATTTGCCGCCAGGCCGAATACGTCGCCGCGTTCACCACAAAGTACTTCTGCTCGTGGGCCGGCACCATCGCCAGGAACAGCGATGTCTCCGCCGCGTCGATCACGGCTTCCGTGATCGGCGTGGCCGGCGTCCCCACCGGGGTGTTGGTCGTGAAACCGGCGTACAGGCCCAGAAGGTCGGTCTCGATTCTCTGCGCGATGGCGGCCACCGACGGCTGCATGTAAATCTTCAGCAGGTCCGGAACCGCCAGCACCTTGGTCACGTCTGGAATCTGGAAAGTCGCCTCCACGTGCGTATTGAGCACGATCTGCGCGTTTCCCAGACTGGGGTTTTGGGTTTGCACCGCGTTGCCTTCGAGGATGTTGTTCGCCACCATCGTTGGCGGAATCGGCACGTTTACTGTGTCGCCGGCATTCGCCAGCACCGGCTCGTAATCGCGATTCACCAGGTTCCCCATGATGAGGTTCCCCACCAGCACCGGCAATGCGTCCGCCGCCACCAGCTTGACAATCGCGTTTGCGACGTTAGTTGAGGTAATAGCTGCCATTCGTTCTCCTTGACTTGATTGTTCTTGCCGGCCGCTTGTGTTTCGGCCGGTTTGTTGCTACAGGCCCCGAAGGGTCTGCGACGCCACGCGCACGATTTCCTCTCGTACCCGCTGCATCTGTTCCGCGCTCATGCCCGGGCGGATCTGTTCGATGCTCACCGTTTCTCTGCCCGCCGGCGGTGCCTTGAAGGTCGCGGTCATCCCGGTTCCTCCGGCAATGCGAGCCGGCAGAAACTCCGGGTTCTCATTCACGAACGCCGCCAGGTATTCTTTCAACGGCGTTTCGCCGGCGTCGGTCCGGGCTACCAGCCGCCCGTCCTCGGTCCGCACGATCCCATCCTGCACCGCCTTGAACGCAAGGTCGATCTTCACCACGCCCAGCCGCTGCAGTTCGGCTCTCACCGCCGAGCTTCGCTCCGCTTCCGCGGCCATCTGGCGGCTGCGCTTGTTCTCCGCCACCAACTCGTTCAGCCGGCGCTCCAGTTGCTCCCTGCGCTTGCGCTCCTCCTGCAGTTCCGCTTTGTAAGCCGGCTCGGTCTTGGACTGCTCGTTGGTCGCGAACTCCTCGATCGCCTGCCGCACGATCGCTTGAACGTCGATGCCTTCCATATGCCTCCTAAGTGCACGATTCTGTGCTCCAACCGTTCTTGTGGGGCAGGCTTGCAGCCTGCGGCCGAGTGGTACTCGGCCTGCCTGTTGTTGGGGCAGGGTGCTAAGAAACTCCCTCTGTGTACTTCATCCGGTCGATCTCTTCTGCCACCTGATTTTTGACTTCCTGCCGCGCATCACTCAGGTACTTGAAGGCCAGCTTCTTGAAGAGCTGCTTGGTCAGCGTCTCCGAGCCGATCCCCAGATCCAGCAGTTTCTTGGCGTCGTCCAGCTCCGTGCTGAGGTCGTCGATGTCGAACTCGTCCAGCCCCGAGACGCCGATCGAAATCCCGTCCTCCCGCGCCGCCGCGATGGCCCACAACACCTGCTTCAGGGTCTCTTTCACGGCATCGCCGTACCCGCGCAGCACCTCCTGCGTGGTGTTGAAGTCCAACTGCTTGCTCAGCGCGGACTGCTGGCTTCCGCCGCTGGCTTCTCCGGCCTGGATCATCAGGTAGCACACGCGGTAGATTTCGTCCTTCAACTGGACCAGGTTGTCCGCCGCGATCTGGTAGACCTTTCCCTCCGGCTCCGTCCATCCGAACTTGTCGTCCGGCCCAAGCTGGATGTAATACGACTCGCCGACAATCTGGTTGAACTCACGGTCCGAATACACTACCGGGCTGGCGAACAGGCCCATGGTCAGCGCCCACGAAAGCGCGTTGGACTTGTTGAAGTGTTCCAATTGCAGAAGCGCGGCCTTGTTCAGCAGCCACAGCCCCTCCGATACCTTCATCTGGAACATGGGCACCCGCCGCAGCGACGCCAGCCCGTGCCGCCCCTCATCCATCAGCTCGATGGGGCTCGAATCGCCCGCCTTCCGGTACATCTGGAAGTTCTCGCGGTCGTAATAGATCCACCGCGTCTCCCGCTCCCATTTCGCATCCGTGACCTTGGATTGTTGCAGGCAGGAGGTGCGGATCACCGCCCACTCCAGCCCGCCCGATGGGTCGTAGTTCCAGTTGATGACCTCATCCGGCCCGTAGTCCACCAGGTACGCGCGCGATCGCCCCGAGGCGTCCTCTTCCGCCCGCGTCAGTGGAGCGGGGGATCCCGCCGGCCCAAGCCGCGGAAAGTCCACCACGATGAAGCTGCTGCCGCATACCATGGTCTGGATGAATCGTTGGCGGAAAAACTCGCTCAGACTGGTTCCCCTCAAATCGCAATCGTCCGCCAGCGCCGTGTAGAAGTTCTTGGCGGCGGTGTCGCCTCCTTCCATCAACAGGACTGGCTCGCGCCGCATCAGCGTCGCTGCATACCAGTCGACGATCGACCCGATGTAGTTCTGGTAGAACACGCGGCTCAGCCGTTCCTGATAGACCTCGCTCGGCTCTTTGTGCCGGCGCACCAGGTATTCCATAGCGTCCGCGCGCAATCGTTCGCCGCCCGCGTAGAGGTCCTTGTACTGCTTCCACATCGCCTTGTGCGCGATGTACTCGGGATGTTCCCGGTTGATGTTGTTCATGAGAGAATTCGCCCCCGTTGCTCCCCGATTATTCTGACCGGTCTGCATTCCTGCCAGAGCAGATACCCCAGTGCGTCGGACAGGTGCGTTCTCAGCCGGTCCCGGTCCTTGTCGATCTGGCAGGTGTCGGCCTTGAAAGAGACCTGCTCGAGATCCATGATCAGTTCCTTGCACTTGAAGTCCACCAGCAGCCCGATCTCGCCGGCGGCCGATCGCAGCTTGGCGTTGGTCAGATTGATCCGTTCCCGCACGCCCGGATTGGATTTCGGCACCTTGTACTTCACCGTCATGCTGGAGTGGATTCGGAAGTACTCGCGGATCATGTCGTAGTCCGTAGCTCCGGTGGTCTGTTGCTGGTTCCCCGAAGCGTCTCCGTAGACCACGACGCCGGCCCGGTCCATTGGAAATCGTTTCAAGAACTCCTCGCAAGCCTCGTAAGTGGTGGCGTGCCGGATCACGATTTCATCCAGCACCAGCACCCTGCCGCGCACCAATTGCACCACCAGCGAGCTCATTGGATCCACATTGAAATCCAGCGCCCAAAGCAGCGGGAAACCAGGATCGAAACTCAAGTCCGCGAGGTTTTCGTCGCGCGCGAAAGAGGCATATACCAGCGCGCCATCCAGGTTCAGGTACAGGCCCATTACCTCCTGTTGATAGAGGCGCTCGTCGTAGCTGGCTTCGAGCCGCTGGTAGTAATCCGGAGTGTATTGGAGGAGGTGCCGGTTCTCGAGCGGCGGGGCGACGATCGCTTCGTACCCCTTGACCGGGTTCCCCAGAAACTTCCGGTACACCCAATCGTGGCCTTTGGGCGTCCACGCCGCAAAGCCGCAAAGGCGCTTGGCCTTGGGATCTCGCAAACGCCCTTCCAGGCGCAGCCACGCTTCTTCCTGGGTATAGGTCAGCTCGTCGAGCCCGAACCATGCCAGGTTGGTGCCGCGCAACCGCTCGAATTCGTCCATTGGCCGGAACAGGATCTTGGATCGCGTGTCGCTCATCACCAGGGTGTTCTCCGCCTTGTTGTGATCGAACGGAATCTTGTTCCCATCCAGAATCTCGAATAGTGCCGCCTGCGTCGCATCCCGCAACATCGGAAAGGTCGGCGCGCCCAGCAGTCCCAGGCGCCCCTGGTTCAGATAGCTGAGGCGGATGGCCTCCTGGCAGAGCGCCTGGCTCTTCCCGCTGCCGATGGGTCCCGAGAACCCCTTGAATCGGGCCGCCGAGTCGTGAAACTTCTTTTGCGAAGGCAGCGGGTCATACGTTATTTCACGGAGTCTGGTATCACTGGCGGTTCGACCCAT